CCCCTTTCTCTCATCGGTTATATCATTTATAAAATCATTATAACTATCGAATTCTGTAAATTTAGTTTCTACAAAATCGCATTCATTTAAATCACAAACTTCCATTTGTAATAATGTTTGAATGTAATAATCCATTTTGGGTATGCCTGTTATATCTCGCGAAACTACATTTTTAATTTCAATCATTCGCCCGAAATTATTTTGCCCGACCACAATTCCATCAGGCGATGCTGCCAAAAATGTATATTCGTTATGTTCTATACATCCAAAATCTTGTATTTTAGTTTGGTTTATATGTTCGTAAATCATACGGGTCAAAGGTTCATATTTATGCCCCCACGTCATAGGTGTTTCAGATAAATTAACATTTTTCGTTTCTGTATTATATTCTGCTATTGGTTTACATTTTTCATAAATTAATTGATTTTTGCTCGATTGTGTCCCGAATGCTTTCCAGGCATTACTTGCTGTAATATGCGAATGTCTAAATGTATACCATTCAGGCGTATGTTGTCCTGGTTGCGGTTTATTTTCCAAATATTTAATATGTTCTTCTGATACAGGGTTTATACTAGGATAACTCGGACAACATCTTTCTAAATTTAAATTATTTAAACATACCTTTATCTCTTCCATTGTAACATCTTTGTAATTTTCCTTTTTTACTTGTATCAAGACAAGTTCTTCGTAATTAGGACATACTATATATTCGGGGTGTTGATTTACAATAGAGAACACAACATTATCCATTTGACTATATATGTCATTATGTTTAAATAGGTTGAATAATCTTTTTAGTTTTTTTACGTGTTGATAATTCAGCACTAATTGTAAATCGCCGAGTATCCGTGTTAAAATTAAGTCCTCCAATTTGCTCGATAAGCCCATCATCTTGGTTATAAGTTAATTCATTATTCTTGCTCAATTTTTTACGCTCCATTGTAATTGTAAAAAAACGTGTTGCGGTTGCCATTTCTTCATCTGTTAATTTATATTCTGGTTTTAATATATTCGTAACATAATTTTTTATCTTTTTTGTTTTTTCTGTTTTAGTAAGTTTAGACCAAATGCCCTTTTTATTATTTTCAATATCAAGATTTAAAAAATTATTAATGGCTTCTTCGCTTGTATCTACGGTGAATTCAATATTAGTTCCGGTTGAAATGAGGGTGCGATACTTTAAACTATTAAACTCTTTACATTGTTCTGTCATTTAAATGTAATATAAAAATATGTTTAACCTTTTTATAATGAAACATATAAATTTCAATGACCCACATTCAAAAAAAAAAGTATTCATATTGGATATTGACCAATTCGCAGTTATTGAACGACTTTATAATAAAGGCATTCACAAAGAGTTTGAAGAAGAAATTAAGAAAAAATTGCATGCTTATAAATCTCAGGATAAACTTAAACATAAATTTAATGAAGAATTAATAATAACTTATGACCAAATTATAACCAAATTATACGAATCTAAATTAAAATGTTATTATTGTTTATGCGACATGGTTATATTATATAATAAAAAAAGACAACATACTCAATGGACATTAGAGAGATTGAATAATAACATAGGGCATTATGATTCAAATACGTGTATATCCTGTTTAAAATGTAATTTACAACGTAGAACCGATAATTATGAATATTTTAAACAAGGAAAACAAATTAAAATTAATATAATTAAATAAAAACTTAAAAGAAAAAATACGTAAGATATTAAAATGATATGTCAAAATGAATTATTATTACATAAATTAATGATATTCTATAATAAGTCCGATAATTTAACACGCATGCTTAGTATTATTAATGGTGAATCTAAAATTTCACTTCGAATTGTAGACTGGTTTTCAACTAATTATGCCAAAAAATTTTTCACCATTTATGAAACAGAGACGACCCCTCGTTTTAGAGTGTATAACGATTATAAACTTAAATTAAAAGCATATTCAAAAAGACGGTTTGACCCATTCTGTAGATGGGACCGTATTAAAGTCCCGTTTGGAGATAAACAATTTAGCATTGAAACCACCATTGGGCAATTAAATTTCTTTAAATGGGCGATTGAAAATAAAATTATACATTTCATTGAAAATAATTATGACATTATTGAAAATGATATGAATACAAATAATAGCATTTCTAAAGCAAAAAAACATAATGACTCGGTTGGTAAAACGCGGAAAAGGCGAGAAGAATTATCAAAGTCCGCATCAAAATGTTTAAAAAAAGAAAAAATAGATGTTATAGTAAAATTTGATTAAATATTTAATAGTATAATTATAAATGGGTAATATTTATTCAACATATTCGTCATATGATTTTGATGTAATATCCAATAAAATTATTACTGATTATGATATGGTTTTAATTAATACCATGCCTGATATACAACAAGGATGTTTAATTCGAAATACTATAAAAGCAAATAAAGAAACTGAATTCATTAATGAATTATTTAAAATAAATAAAAAAAAAGAAATAATTATATATGGGAAAAATCATAGAGATTTAAAAATAATTGAAAAATACAATCAATTAAAAAAATTGGGATTTACTAACGTTCATATTTATTTTGGAGGTTTATTTGAGTGGTTATTATTAAAAGAATATTATGGCGAAATTAATTTCCCTATTGATGGTAAAATGGGAGAGATATCTCAGTATAAATAAAATTGAACGGTTTAAAACTTTATAGAGATACTTTAAAAAATGGACGCCTTTCGCCAACAGAAACTCACCCGCTCTGAATGGAATAGTATTGAGAAACCGGTAGATGACAAGGAAAAAACTATCCTTAAATTGATTAAAAATGGGTTGACAGAACGCGGTAAAGTATATTTATTTAATACGATTAATGGTGTTGTTCATTTGGAACACGCCGAAAAAGATTATTACATTTATGTTTATTTGCTGAAAGAACTCATTGACCCGATTATCCAAACATATGGTCTTGAGGTGGGTCAAATTGTAGCGCCCAAAAAGAAATTAAATGCTGCTGATACAATACGTTTATCAAATCAAAAGAAAAAGCTTACAGACAATATAGAAACGACTATAATACAATTACTATCATTATTCTTTAAAGAGAGCCAAAAAAAACGTGGCGAATTATACTTTTATAATATATGTTATTTAGTTAATACATATACTATAAATAAATATATTGGTCTTATTATAGCAGATTTTATTGAAAAATACAAACCTAAAATGGATATTATTAATTTCTTCGAAAACATTGAAAGATTTATTGAAACAAATCCGATATTCGATTATAAACCATTGGAACTATATGACCACCAAGCCCAAGTGTTCGACATATTTAAAACGCAGCCAACTGAGCCAACTCTTATATTTTATCGTGCGCCGACCAGTTCAGGCAAAACGCAAACGCCGCTTGGACTATGTAGTCATTATAAAGTAATATTCATGTGCGCGTCGCGCCACATTGGAATAAGTTTGGGGAAAAACGCGGTGAATGCGGGCGTAAAAGTTGGTTTTGCGCTTGGGTGTGAAACGGCGGTTGACGTGCGACTTCACTTTTCGGCAGTGAATACGTATAAAACATATACTCGCGCTGATAAATCAACAGGGAATAAGCCCGACCATACAAATGGATACAAGGTAGAAATGCTTATTTGCGATATACAGTCTTACGAAATCGCAATGCTTTATATGACTTCGTTCTTTGATATCAATACAATTATAACGGTTATGGATGAACCGACTATTACTATGGATTATGCCGAGCATGAATTACATAAACATATTTCTAAAATTTGGGAGGTTAATGTAATTAAACACATTATATTTTCATCGGCAACGTTGCCCAATGAAGAAGAATTGAGGCCAATGATTGAGAAGTTCAAGGGGCGATTTGAAGGCGCCAAAGTTCATTATATAGAAACTATTGACGAAACCACTAATATTTCATTATTGGATAATTCGGGAAATGTAATTATGCCGCATACAATTTTCAAAGAACCCAAAGAATTGGCTCAATTTATCGAAGTAAATGGAAAAAGTCATTTTAAATTTCTAAGCGTGGTCGAGTGTTCTATATTTATAATGTATGTTTGCCGTAATGTATTTAAAAATATAGGTATGATTGCGGAATATTTTAAAAGCGTAGACCAAATTACTACACAATCCATTCGCAATTATTATTATTATATTATTAAAAAAATAAAGAAGGACGAACTTGATTTCATTATCAAGTCGTATTCAAGTTTCCGTGAGTTAAAACCGTTTGATGTTGGTATTGATATTACTACTAAAAATAGTTATACGTTGACATATGGACCAACTATATTTCTATGTAAAGATATACAAGTATGGGTAGATTATTTTATAAAAAATAGCGGTATTCACTTTTCGATATACGACCAACTCGAAAAATCAATCACATATAATAATGATTTATTTGATAAAATTTCAAAGAAAAGAATGTTGATTGAAGATAGAACGGCCAAGGACCAAGATAATGAAAATAAAATTAAAGACCAAAGGTTTGACCCGGAAACAAAGCGGCTTATTAGTGAGATAGAGACTTTGGAGCGCGCATTTAAACCGCTCAAACTCAATAATATTGACATACCAAATACTCGCGAACACTTTTTGCGATGGACTAATAAAAAATACGAAGACTCAAACGCATTTACAAGTAATATAGACTATGAATATGTTAAACGAATTATGAGTTTAACGATTGATACTAAGCATAAAATTCTATTGCTAATGGGAATTGGAATATTTAATCCGGAAGAAAAAATGGGCGACTATAATGATATTATGAAGGAATTGGCAGAACAGAAATATTTAATGTGTATTATTGCGAGCAGCGATTATATTTATGGCACAAATTATCAGTTTTGTCATGCTTATTTGACAGAAGACATGACTGAATTTATGACACAGGAAAAAATTATTCAAGCAATTGGGCGCGTTGGGCGGCGTGATAAAAATAAAAAGTTTACATTTAGATTTAAAAATGATGAAATGGTACATAAACTATTTATTAAAAATAATACAGTCGAAAGCGATAATATGAATAAATTATTCTTTTAAAAAGAATTTAATATGTTATTATTTTTTATAATTAAAAAAGTATAAAATAATTTAAACAATCATTTATACAATACTTATAATGGAAATTGATAAATTTATAACTATTAATTATATTAATTATTCGGGTATACTTATTATGGAAATAACAATAAACCACTCAACCCCTACTCAATTACAATGGAATTTTGCTAAGGAGGAGTTAAAGGATAATTTAATTAATATTACAGAATCAAATAAAAAGTTTGGGTTTATATTTGATATAACTCGGGTTGGTCTTATATCTATGAATTATATTAAAGAGTTTATTACAATTCTTGAAGATAATTCAAATATGCTTGAAACAAAACTATATGGCACATCTGCTATTGCGGAAGGAGTTATTATTAAGTATATTTTTGATTTAATTAATATGTTTTATAAAACAAAAAAACCACTTAAAATTGTAAATACTAAAGAGAATGCTCTATTATTTATTAAAGAATGTAATAAAGATTAAATACCCATAATTCCCGCCATATAGGCGAGTGGGTCATATGCCGGGGTAAAATAATCAAGTTGTTCTATTTTATCAAACACAATTTGTGCTGATTCGCGAGTCAAACAGCCGAGTGTTTGTTTTGCGACCTTGTCCGTTGGCCCAAACCCAAATACACCGGGCAAATATTCACCGCCCATACAATTCGCGCACATAAGCGGGATTGCGGCGGTCTCGTAATATTGGGGCGCGAGATTCTTTGATTTCGCCGATATCATATAATCATTCAATTTGCTCAGTCCGCGCTCATAATTTTCGTCCTTTACAAATGTTGGGTATAGTTGAATATCAATGATACTATTGCCTTCATTTACGCGCAATCCAAATTGAGCAGGCGGTCTTGATACAACGAACATTCCGGTAGATGATAACATATATTGATATATTTTTGGGTGAGTCATTTCATAAAACGGACTAAACGGATTAACCTTTTTAGGGTTTGGAAATAATACATATCGCGTAATATCAATTGACATATTTCGCACGGTGGCATTGGCATTTTTTGCTTTTTCAATAAATCCATTCCATACTCCTGGGATTTTAATCAAATTACCGGGTTCATCGGTTTGCTGTTGGTTGATGCCTGCGCCAAGTGTGCCGTCTTCATTCGCGCCGACTGTAATGACACTCGCATTTTCGGAAAATATGATTGAGTTTAGCGTGATCGATGAGCAAGGACCGCAATTGATAAATGTTTTGATTGGATAAGGAATGATTGAACCATCTGGAATAAATAGAATGACTCCCTTTGGCGTTTTAAATGGTTTGTTGAATTCGGCGCCTTTAAAACAATCAAACAATTCAACGAGATGCGCAAGACGCTCATCGGGCGAATGCGTCCCGGCTGAAACTAAAACTGTTATATAACCTGCTGTATTATACACGCCATAACGCAGCATTGCTAAATCATCGTGTTCTTCAAGTGGGTCAGTTGTAACCAGCGTATCACCTTCTGAGACAAGGACAAGTTCTTCATCGAGGAATGCTTTAAGATATAATTTATATTGGTCAATTGTTGGATTCTTTGGGGCAACAGAATATTTGGCGATGGCATCAAAGAAAACTTGTTCGGGGGTTCGGGAATCCATCTTGTTGTATCTATTTTTGTTAGTTGTATGCCATTCAATTTTATTTATATGTTTTAAAGAATACATATAAAATTATTCATATTAGTATTTTAATGGACAGGGTAGAACAATTAAAAACAATACAGAGCGAAGCCCTCCTTCTCTTCACTAAAAAGAATGCCGATTATGGAGATGCATTCGCAAAATTTGGTGTCATTGGCGTTCTTATGCGGATTGAGGATAAAATTCAACGAGCTTTAAGCATTACAAAAAATAGAGTTAATTTAATTAATGATGAAGGCATTAAAGATACTCTTTTAGACTTACATAATTACGCGGCAATGGCCATTATGCTTTTAGATAATAAAATTGAATAATTAATATATTTATTTATAATATTTAAAATGTTACCTGAGAGAGCATTACGACTTATAAGTGAATATTCTAAACCATTGACTCGCTCTGATTGGCGGACACTTAAAATAATGCCACAATCTCTTTATAATACAATTATTCATAATGCGACGCGTAATAATGCGTTATATAAATTAATTGACTCATATGAATACACATATACTATAGAAGATTTGCCCTTTATATTGAAAAAAGGGCAGTCTTATTTATATAGAAGAATTAAATATACAATTATAGATATTGTGCCATGTTACACTATTATTCTTAAAGACTCGCTCGGCGAAAATCATAAAGGATTGACTTATTTATATTATAAAGATAGGTTAACTAATGGGTCATTAAAAAAAATGGAAGGAGTTTATATATTACCTAATGTATATTTAAACCAAACAAATTATATTCATCTATATTAAAATGATGTTTATATCTCGGTTAGTTGGGTTTATTCTTGGAAGTATTTTTTCAATTTTAATAATTTATTATTTAAAAAACTTGGAAACAATCGGCTGTAAGTGTGCGTTAAATTTTAAGCACGACTATATTTTCATTTTCACTTGCGGTGTTTTCTTAATTGGACTTCTTAATTTGTTATTTAGGGATTTTCGTATGTTTAAAATATTTATGTTCATTATTGCAATTCCGTATATCATTGCTGCTATTGTAAATTTAGTTTTTACTATACAATATGTGGATGAAATGACAAAAATAAATTGCGACTGTTCTGAATCTGTGTTTCGAACAATGATGTATATTTTGGCGATTATTAACGCATGCGTGTGGGGTCTTACTATAATAATTATGATATATATTTTATCGTTTATTGATAAAGAAAATAAAAATAAATTTTTTAGTCTTCTTTGGAAAAGAATGAATGATAAAACAGCATAAATTATTTAATTATAAACTGTTTCATTAATGCCTTGTTAAATATATACACATTAATGTGTGTTTTATATTTCAAAATATGTTTCATATAACGATGAACGCCATCTATTATATTATAATTAGAATCAATTATAATAGGATACTTCATATTGGCGCGTTTAATGCGTAAATCTTCATTTTTAAAGTTTTCTATATCTTTAAGTATATCATTTGGTTTAATATTATTTTCTAGACTATCCCAATTTAAATTAAATAATAAATCCTTTACGTCTAGTTTAATTTTAGGCGGCTTATGTTCATGTATATATTCAATCATTTTGTCTACTGAATAATTGTATTTGTCATCAGAAAAATAACCAAACTTTAATTTATACATTGTATATACACAATATAACATATGAGACCGAAATACTTATGAAAGAAGAACCCGATAATAAATATGACCCGACCGCAATTGCTATTATGAATAAGGATAAAATTATAGGGTATGTTCCAAATAATATAAAGGAATTATGTAAAAATAATATTAATGAATGATTACAAATTATTAATATAAAAATTATTAACGGCAATTATGGTGTCCGCGTTATACCCAAATGTTTTTATATAAACGACCCAATATTGGAAAGTAAAATATTTTTATCATAAAATTGATTGCCTTTTTATAATTATTTTATTACAAAAAGATGAAATGCGCTACGAAAGACCGAAATTTGAAGCCTTGCCGCGGGAATGCTACTACGGGGCGATTTTGTGTTCTACATGCTTATATGATCGATTATACTGACAAAATGGTAGAAGAAGCGAAACCTTGTGGGACGTGTCGCAAAACCCATTATATGGGTGAATATACTACTTGCGAACAATGCCGCAAACGAGGCAGTGAGACACGTGGTAAAAAGAAAGAAGAAATTGTCAAGTGTGAGAAAGAGGGTTGTTCTTTTAAACGGTCTGTAGAAAATACATATTGCGGTAAACACCAGTTATATGTATTTATGAATGAAACGGAAGAATTGGGTTTAAAAACGTGTAAGAATGCTGTTCGAGGGTGTCGCACTCAACTCGCGCAAGATGCGCGTAGTGCATGTGACGATTGTTTAGAGAAAGAGCGTGAAAAAGACCATAAGAGGCGCGGTGTGCCTGTAAAAGAAACTGTAAGTGAAAAACAATGCTCATGTTGCTGTAAAATGTATACAAAAGAAATGTTTCAAGGGATTCACGGGGAAACTCAGACGTGTAAAACTTGTCGCGACTCAAATAAACGGGCTGACGATAAACGCGATAAAGAACATGTCAATGAATTGGCTCGCGTAAATAGTTTAAAGCCTGAGCGCAAGGTTGTAAAAAAAGCTTGGAAAGAATCAAATTATGAAAAAGTTGCGATGTATTGTATTCAGCACAGGAAAAAATTAATTGAAGAAGATATTGATAAGTATCATGCGGATAATGCAGAAACTATGAGGAAATGGTTAATTGCTAACCCAGAAAAATGTCAAGAAGCCTATATAAAAAAAAATAATAATATAGATTATTGTTATAAAAATTATAAACGTAATGCTGAATTAAAACAATTAACATTTGAAATAACACAAGAAGATTTTATAACACTAGTTAAATTGCCATGTGATTATTGCGGAATAATACAAGAAAAAGGATTTAATGGTATAGATAGAATTGATTCGACTGTTGGATATATTAATGACAACTGCGTGAGTTGTTGCGCAATGTGTAATTATATGAAAGGGTGTTTAGATAAGGATATATTTATTGAACGAGTAGAACATATCGCTACCTACAATAAATTTGCAGAAGGAAAACTATATCCTAATGCTTTTCATAATTATACTCCACTTTATTCGGCATATATGAATAGTGCCGAAAAAAAGGTCTTGTATTTAAAATTGGTAAAACCGTATTTAGCATTTTAACAAATGCTTCTTGTTATATATGTGGAAAAAAAACTACAAAAGAACATCAAAATGGTCTTGACCGAATTGATAATTCTATTGGATATCTTGAAAATAATGTTCATTCATGTTGTGGTAATTGTAATTACATGAAAAGTAATTATACTTATAAGAGATTTATAGATAAATGTGTATCTATTTATAATAAAATAAAATTAGATAAAGAAAAATTAACAATTGAAGATTCTCTTATACAAAATGTAGTTGTTGAAATTCAAAATGTGGTTATTGAAGAAAAAATCAAAGAAAAAAAAACTATAGTAAAAGGTAATAAATTAACACCTGATGAAATAAGGGAAAATGCTAGATTACGAAAACAAAAACAAAGAGATTCGCTTAAAGAAAGATATGGAAATGATGCATACAATAAAATGCATGCTAAAGAAATAGCAGAACAACGTAAAAAGAAGAATGAATAAATATATATTAAAATATTTATTAATTATTTTAATATAAACAATATTTTTTATATAAAACATATGTGGGTCACAATGATATGTAAAATGTGGGTCACAAACTAGTTGCTGTACGCTAAGCCCCCCATGCCGCTCATAATACGGAGGACATTGTAATTCCGGGCATAAACCCGAACTTTCGCGGTGTTAGTGCCTGTAACAGTAGCGTTAGAAAGAACGAGCTGAAGGGTGGCATTGTCGATGCGCGAGAAGTTGCAGGTGCCAGACGGCTGGTGCTCCTCAGGACGAAGGGCGAACGAGTAAACGTTGATGCCGGTGTCAGGCGAGCGAGTGTGGTGCTGCCACGGCTGGACCTGGTCGAAGTAGGTGCCCTCACGCTCAGAGAAGCGGTCCTGGCCGTTAAGCTGGAGCTTGGCAGTGACAACCGGGTTCTCACCCCAGCAGTGCATGTCGAGCGAGGTCTCAGCAAGAACAAAGGTGCCCGCATCGGAAACGCCCGAGGTGGTGGCATTACCACCGAGACCCTGCCAACCCTCATCAGCAGCAGTTTCGCCGAATGCGTTAGAAACAGCAGACGCATTTGCTTCCTGGAAGAGGCCAGAAGTATTGATAAATGCGTTGGAAGAAGCACCAACACCATCAGCGCCAGTCTGCGAGTCACTGCCGAATGCGCGAACGGTGTTAGGGAGAGCATCAATGGCATCAGTGAAGTTGAACGGCTGAGCACCAAGAGCGTTGTAAAGAGTGGTGCCGCCGGTGAGGGACGAGCAGTAATCTACGTTGCAGTCAGGCTGGACGACCCAGATGAGCTCCTTGCAGGGGTGGTTGAAGTTAAGGCGAATCTTGTTCGAGGACGAACCAACCGACTCAGCGCCGGTGTACTGGAGCTGCTCGATGAGGTACTCGTGCGGGTTCTGCGCCATGCGCCGGCGCTCATCAGTGTCAAGGTAGACGTAGTCGACGTAAAGGGAAGCAGCAACAAGCGACTGGGCGTAAGCAGCAGTTACCTTTCTATCACCATCGGACTTAGAAAGACTGGAAACGGCGAAAAGGCACTCATCAATTGCGCGAATGTCAATGTTAATCTTAACCTCGTGGTACTGAAGAGCAATAAGAGGAAGAGCAAGGCCGGGGTTGTTGCAGAACCAAAACTGAAGAGGGACGTAAAGAGTGGTCTCAGGGAGGGCGTTACGAGGAGCGCATACCTGGCGAGGAGCAGACGAATCACATGGACCATCAACATCGGCGAAGTCGGGGTCAGTCAAGAAAGTGAGCTGGGTGGTCTGACCAACCATCTTGTTGTAGCCGCGCTCCTGGTTCTTGTCAAGAGTGAGCTGATTCCAGATTTGCATCCAGTCACCGTACTGCTTGTCAATGCGCTGACCGCCAATCTCAACCTCAACATCATCAATGAGCTGGTGGCCAGGGAAATCGAGCCAGCGAGCAAATACGTCTGTGTCACCCGAAGTAGCACCCAAGGACTGGCCAATCTCAGGAAGAGTTACTTGTAAGTAGGTGCGGTAAGCCAAGTCACCATTACGCGAGATGGTGCAGGTTACACGCCGGCCAAAATCAGCCGCGCCGTTGAAAGTTTGCTCAATCGACTCCATAGCAAAGTTAGTATGGCGACGGTAAGTGACCTTCCAGAAGGTAATTTGCGGATTACCAGTAAGATAAATATCCTGAGCGCCGTAAGCTACAAGTTGCATTAATCCACCTCCCATTATATATTATACTAAAAGAAAAAAAAATGGGATTTTACTTAATTAATTTAATATATAAATAAATTACTTAAATAGAATATATATTATGAACCTTAAACAAGATACAACATTAGATATTTTATATACAAACAAGTTAAAATACTTTCATAACAAATTTAATGTATTAATTCCTAAATTAAACAAAAAAATTGAAGAACTAAAAGAATCAAAAACGGCAGATAATGAAAAAGAAATAAATATTAAAATAGATGATTATGAAAGCAAAATTAAATTAATTGTTAATGAAAAAAATAAATATTTTTTGGATAACTCTAAATATTTATTTGAATATTTCGAGACTAAACAAAATATTGATAAAAATAATACTCCTAAAAAAACAATTAATTCCTTTTTTAATTTCAAAGAAGAAAAAGAGGCGCCCTATGAATCTATTAATCACTGCATTCAAGAATATTTAAAAAAAAATAGCTTTGACATGATGACCATAAATGATTGCGCTTATAATAAAAATATATGTAGTCATTGTAATGAGGGCGAATTAATAAAGGTAAACCATGAAGGTGTCATTTTATGTAATGTGTGTTTTACTACACACCAATATTTGGTGGATAATGATAAACCGTCTTATAAAGAACCGCCTAAAGAAATATCCTTTTACGCTTATAAAAGAATAAATCATTTCCGAGAGATATTGTCGCAGTTTCAGGCGAAGGAATCGACCGACATTCCAAAGGACATTATAGAGCGCATAAGCAATCAAGTAAAAAAGGAACGAATTACGATTGACCAATTAACCAATAAAAAGACGAAGGAAATATTGAAAAAATTGGGATATAATAAATACTATGAACACATACCCTTTATTAAGGATAAACTCGGCATTAAACCGCCCGTCATGACACCGCAGCTAGAGGAGACGCTATGTAATCTGTTTATGGATATTCAGATTCCTTACTCAAAATACTGCCCGAATGACCGAGTGAACTTTTTAAATTATTATTATACGCTTTATAAATTGTGTGAACTTTTGGGCGAGAGACAGTATTTGGATTTTTTCCCGATGTTAAAAGACCAGAAAAAGGTGGAACAGGACACTATTTGGCGCCAAATTTGCGACGAATTGAATTGGGATTTTATTTCGACAGTTTGATTTTGTTTCTTATTTAATTTTTTATTTTTGAAACAAGATAATCATATACTTCATCACTATGCATACCATATTTGGCAAAAAATATTAAATCTGGTATGGGTAATAAAGGGCCGCGTATTATTTTGCCAGATAACAATGACGCATATTTTTCTGGATAAAGTGTCATATAAAGACACTCCTGTGTAGTTTGGTTCGTAGAGTTTATTTCATTAATAAATGCGTACTCTTGTGTATTTTTTAATGTTTTCATCATTTTATCGAAACTGTCTATATCACACGAAATATAAGAACATACTGATGAAAATAATCCCTCATCATATACATAGTTATTTTCTTTGGAAAAACGTTTTTTATCATACACGGTTATTGCATCTTTTTTATGTAGGGACAATCCAAAATCTATTAATTTATATTGATATCCGTAAGTCGGTATCGTATCTTTACCAAGTTTTATTTTTGATTTTAACCCAGTTTTCATTACACCAACATTGCCTGGGTGTAAATCGCCGTGTATATAATTGTGTTTATGTAATAATCTCATTGCGTAAGAGACTTGGATTAACATTGAATATAGCTGTAAATGGGTTAATTTATTAACTATTTTATATAGTGTGGTATCCATTCGAGTATATATTTTATAAATGCATATGTTTTCAGCGATGCGTTTTTTATATTCAGCAACTAATTTATCACCCCACAGGGCCATTGGTTTGTCTAATTTCCAAGATAATTGTATATGTTGGCAATCATTTTCAAATGAATAATCAATCAATGACATAAAATGTTCGGGATATTTATTGGCAAAATTAAGTGAAAAATTTATTTCATTCCATATGTTACTTTTTTTATTGGTTTGTTCTTTTTTTGTAACGTGCTCTATTTTAACAATGTAGTTTTTGCCATTTAAGGTGCATTCGTTTACAGAGTTTAATAATCCTTTATCAATTACTTTGCCAATTTTTAATTTATTTGTCATATATTGTTATTATTTAAAATTTATTTGAATGTTTTTATTTTGTTTCCTTTATTATCATATACCCAAATTTCATATTTATAATCTAAATCTTTTGCGGCCGCTTAATATTAAAAATTGAATTAATTATTTGTATATATAAATACTAAACAAATGTGTAAAGAAAAGGATTGTAAGAAACAGCCAGTATTTAATATTAATGGTGAAAAAAAAGGATTGTATTGTTCAGCACATAAAATAGAAGGAATGGTTAATATTAAAAGCAAAACTTGTCTTGAATGTAATAAACAACCAACATTTAATAAAAAGGATGAAAAAAGGGCATTGTATTGTTCGGCACACAAAAAAGAAAATATGATTGATGTTATAAGCAAAACTTGTCTTGAATGTAATAAACATCCAGCATTTAACACGGAAGGCGAGACAAAGCCATTGTATTGTTTATCCCATAAAAAAGAAATGATGGTTAATGTTAAAAGTAAAACATGTGTTGAATGTAATAAACGACCAACATTTAATAAAAAGGGTGAAACAACACCATTGTATTGTTCGACACATAAAAAGGAAAATATGATTGATGTGATAAATAAAACTTGTCTTGAATGTAATAAACACCCAGCATTTAATAAAAAAGGTGATACAAAGCCGTTGTATTGTTCTTTACATAAAAAAGAAGGGATGGTTAATGTCATTAGCAAAACATGTGTTGAATGTAATAAACAGCCAGCATTTAATAAAAAGGGCGAAACAACTTCATTATATTGTTCAGAACATAAAAAAGAAGGGATGATTGACGTGAGACATATAACTTGTATTGAGTGTAATAAAAGGCCTGCATTTAATAAGGAGAACGAGACAAATCCTATATATTGTTCTGCACACAAAAAAGAAGGAATGATTGATGTGATAAGCAAAAAGTGTATTGAGTGTAATGTTAAACCATCATTTAACAAACAAGACGAGACAAAGGCATTGTATTGTTCTCTACATAAAAAAGAAGGGATGGTGAATGTGATTAGCAAAACATGTCTTGACTGTAATAAACAACCAGTATTTAATAAAAGAGGAGAATTAAAAGCATTGTATTGTTCTCTACATAAAAAAGAAAATATGGTTGATGTGAAAAGCAAAACGTGTATTGAATGTAATACACATCCATCATTTAATAAAAAGGGTGAAACAAAACCGTTGTATTGTTTATCTCATAAAAAAGATGGGATGGTTTCTGTTAAGGGCAAAACTTGTCTTGAGTGTAGTAAACATCCAACATTTAACAAAAAAGGCGATACAATTCCATTATACTGTTTATCTCATAAAAAAGAAAATATGATTGATGTGATAAATAAAACTTGTAAAAGTGAATGGTGTTTAACTCGTGTTCATGAAAAATATGATGGTTACTGCTTATATTGTTACACGAACTTGTTTCCAGATAAACCAGTATCCCGTAATTATAAAACCAAAGAATATGCTATAGTTGAATATATAAAAAACAAGTTTCCAAATTTAAATTGGATAGCAGACAAAATAGTATCGGGCGGGTGTTCTAAAAGAAGACCTGATTTGTTTTTAGATATGTTATACCAAATTATTATTATAGAAATAGATGAAAACCAACATACAAATTACGATTGTAGTTGTGAAAATAAACGCATAATGGAATTATCACAAGATTTTGCGCATAGGCCAATCGTATTTATTAGATTTAATCCAGACGATTATGAAAAAGATGGAACAAATATAACTTCTTGTTGGGGTATAGACAAGAGAGGCATGTGCGTTATAAAAAAATCAAAAAATAATGAATGGAATGAAAGATTAAATGTGTTGGAAGAACATATTAATTATTGGATAAATCCAGAAAATATAACAAATAAAACAATTGAAACAATCCAATTGTTT